TCTACTTGTGACTGGAGTTCAGACGTGTGCTCTTCCGATCTAAAGAGTGTCATCATGACACTGTTCCCCATTGCACTACATCACGCCATACAATACAGTCTTAGTTAGTCTCAACTAACATAACATGCTCTAACACCGTGTTAAAATGTCCCACGTGAAACAATGACCCGCCAGGCTCCGTAGTGGATTATGTGAAATTACAAAAATACTTGTATTCTAGAATGGGTGTGCTATAATTAGGGTACAAACAAGGAGGGAAAAGAAAATGAAATTAATAGAAAATGAAATTCTAAAGAGAATGGGAGGAAATAAATAATATGACTAAAGAAAAATATAAAGAAGTATTGGAAACACAATACAATGATGTGATAGCAAAGATTCAAGGATGGCACGAACTACCTAATGTATTACAAGCTTTAAGTGATTACACAAATATTTGTATCACAATGTGTGAAAGAATTTATGATGATAAAGAAATAAATTACTCTGATTATATTTATTTGAATGAGCATATCAATAACAATCTTAAAGAAGTTTGTAGGATTGTAAAGAAAGGATAACTTATGAGCAATTATATTAGTCTTAGTCGTCTGATTAATGAGTTAAATAGAACGCTCGGTATCACTAGTGACATTGAGCGCGAGAATTTAATTCAATCGTATTATAATCAAGGATTGATAAGTTATAGGCAATACTACCTTTTAATGTCTAGTATTGTTAAACACGAGTACATCCACAACTATTTTATTCAAATATACGGTGATAAACATGAACAATGATATTAAAATTGAGTTGGAATTTTATTTTACATTTGACGATTTAGTTATTTTACATTCTACAGATTACAGAATCGTTTGGGATGAGTATATTAAGTATTATAATAAATATGGTCCAAAACATGAGTATTATTTATATACTGTCAATAAACACGATCTTAAAGATTTTATTAAAATAAAGAGTGATAATTAATATCACTCTTTTAATATTTACTCAATATATAGCTTAATAGTCTTTTCGTTTCCTGGTTGTTGTAATACACGCAACCATCACGATATGATTGTATTAACATGTTTAAGCGTTGATCTTTACGCCATAGTTTCGCGATCATCATATTTTCGCGGTTATTACTGCCAATAGAATAACAATATCCATATTCCTTATTTATCTGTTGATTGATATAAACATAACCTGTATTCATATCAATCCAAGCGCCATAATAAATATCATCATAGTATAATGTACACAAATAATCACATATATTTGTTTTCTTTTTTATAAAGTCGTTTGTATCATATGCAAACTTACCAGCGTTATATTCTCCGTATGTCGTTCCGCTTATAAGTTTATGAAATTTAGATTTTTCTTGATTTCCTTTTTTATATTCATTGTGACATATTTGTACAACAATTTGCTCTACTGATTCATTACCTTTAAATGTGCTGAACTCTTTCTTTAGGTCGGGTGTGATACCGAAATAGCTAAAATACGGGTTAACGATACTTGCGTTGTTTGCTAATAAATAAACATGTCCTTCTCTTTGACGAAAGATAGAATCAATAATATTTAATAAAATTTCAACTTCGTTTGAAATGTATGCATTAAATCCAGCCTTTTCGGGTATAAACTCGTCAACAATTATTGTATCAATGTCTACATAACTTGTTGATTTTAAACTTGCAAAGGCTGTTAAGGATGTTGCATAACCCATTTCGCAACCATTGATATAAAACGTGGTAAAGTTGCTACCACCTGTTATTTTAAATTCATCATCTTTAAAATTTTCAAACTGATCATTTAAAAATGTTTTAATTTTCTTTAAGTCAGTTTTGTATCTTCTTAAATAAAGGAATTGTTTTCCTTTTTTCTTATATCTGCTGATACAGTCTTTTTTGAATCCATATGTTTTACCAATACCACGACCCCCGATGATGAAATTTAAAAATTTGTTGTATGACTTTATGTTGGTAGGACTGTACCAATCAATTGATTTTGTCATTTGAATACTCCATATGGCAAGTAATTAATACCCTTTGAGTTTAACTCACCGCCAGCCATCCAGCGACGTTTACCACTGCCACCAATCCAACTAATCCACACATAGCCATCACGTTTAACATAACCGTCATATCTTACACTCATACCATTTGTATAATATAAACCTGTGTCGTTGCCTTTTTGACTTGGGGCTTCTCTGATTTTAATTGTGCAATTTGGATAGAAAGTACCATATTCCTTAATAAAATCACTTGGAATTTCATCTAAAACTTTCTCAGTTTTTTCATCATTTAAAATCATAGCTTTCGGAATAAACGCTGTATCATATGTGGCTGAATATGGAAGTGTAACGATATTAACTAAACCGTTCTTATCTCCTTGGTTAGCCCCTAAAAATCTTCCACATACACCGTTTACATCACTATCGAAAATCGCAATATGTGACAAAGGCGTAACATTTGGGACTTCTTTAAATACAACAATTGCACCTGGTTGTAACTCTGTAATTTCAATACAATTATATGTCATTCCGTTTGTTTCTCTGTTTAACCAAATATCCTTAACATAACCACTAGATGTACAACTAGCGCCCTTAAAACCGTTCTTTTCACACCAATCAAAGTATAAATCCCAACATTGAGAACCGTAAGCATGGTCACGATCTACATATGTACCCAATACTTTTCTTCTATAATCATAATATTTATTTACATCAATATTCATATTCATTACCTCCTAGAAAATATTAAAAAATAATCCATATTCCTGTAGCTCCGTATATAACTCATTTTCAATTGTGATAACTGCACGCCTTGAACCTTGTAATACTTCCGCTAATGTTTGAATACCAATATTACCTTTACGCTTAAAGCTGTACTCTTCATGTCCTGTTGTATCATTCGCGCTTTTAGGTTTGGTAATTGTCTTAGCAATGTTATTAACATAGTCGTTTGTTTCAATGTCAATACGTCCTTCAGGAGTTACAGATTGTAAAGCGATACTCGTATCTTCTCCACTGGCTTGTGTGTTACCTCGACTATCACGTGTATAAGTTTCCGTGTAGTTCGTGTTTGCCGTTGGGTCGTCCTGGTCTTGAAAAGGAATAGTTTTAAACAACGTATAATATCTATCCATATTAATTTCAAACCAATGTTGCAACTCAAACTTCCAATATGCATAGGTTTCTTGGCCTATCTCGTCAAACCAAAAATGTTTTAAAATACCGGTTTCAAATGCTTTACGTCTTTCGGGATCGTCATAAAAAGGATAATTAAAATCAAAAATCTTTTTTCGTGCGATCTCTAACACTTCCATATCACTTAATTCATATTGAGAGTCAATTAATTCTGTTAATGCTAAATTGTGACATACACCGCAAATTGTTTCGGTATTTTCAGCAAGGACCGGGCTTTGTAAATTCAATAAATAGTTAGGAACCTTTAATTTATTAAACATTTTCTTCACCTTCTTTAACATCCAAATTTTTATTAATATTAAAATCTTTAATACTTGTGTTTGAATCTAATTCAAGTAATTTCATGATTTCTTCGTAATCTTCATATGGAGCAAATTCTACACTCGCATTTAATCCAAATTTTTTATTTAATTCCTCAATCGCTTTTTTACGTTCGCTTAACCAAATATTTCTAGACGCAATAACTTGTTGATTGTTTGCGTTGACCTCATCCGAAACTAATCTTTCTTTTTTATCCATATTTGCATTTTCAATGCCTAAGAACGTCATGCACTCTCTTAAAATAGCTTGTTTCATTCCGTGTAATTCGCCGGCAATAAAAGGTGCGTTCGTTTGTAAAATATTAATATCCTCTGTTCTAAATCCTTTTGACGTAAAGATCGTTTGCACACCTTGTAAAATCTTTTTCATGAACACTTTAAATTGCTGTAACATTCTTCTATCACCTGTAATGATATACGGTGTCCATTGCATAGTTAAGTTTTGGTCCATAGTTCTACTTGTTAATGCTAATTTTTTGGCATAAAAATTTAAGTATGGAAACAATCCAACATATAAAGGACTGTTTTTCATAACAACACACTCTTCACTTGTTAACGTCTTTTTAACAAGTGGACTTGTGGAAACCGTATGATATTCTGTTGGTAAAGTGTAATGGTTTAAACGACCGCCTAGTGTGATTTCACTACATATCAAACCTAACCTTTCATCATTATAAAATCCAATGTAACCACGTGTCTGTAAAATGTATTCTAAATAGAATGTATTAATGGACTCCGGCAAACCTTTATATTTAAACATGTTTAAACTCAACATTTGTAAATATGTGTAATAAATAAAGTCAGCCTTTCCATTCCTCATTGTAGCAATATCAACCGCATTACGGCAATAATCCGTGAATGAACTTGTATCATTCAATAAATCCATTTTAATCATCTCCTTTTAATTATATGTTAAATAAAAAAGGTTGAAACGTCAACCTTTTATATTAATGTACTTTTCTGTTTAGGTAGTTACCGAACTTATCAATATTTTCACTTTGGTATCTTTCCGTGTTTTCACGGTCATAGTTTCCTACTTCTTTATCATGCCATAGTGTAATACCATTATCAAATACACGTTTAATTTTTTCCAGGTCGCTAGGGTCGATGTTCGTTCCTTTAATATTACATTTTACAGTTTGAATGTAATTCCATTTAGATTTACTGTGTAAATTTGGGTAGTCAATTGTATTCGTTGCATAACCGCGCGTGTTCCATATTTTGTTTAATTTATTACGGTATTCTTCAGTTGGTTTATACGCAAATAAAAGTAATGTATTCAAATCTAAAGCCGTTTGGCGTAGTAAATCGTTTGAACCGGTTACAATACTGTCAGCGGTTGCCTGTGCGTCGTGAATACGCGCGTTGTAACTATCCATAGCATTCTGAATATTTGTTTGATTTTGGTATCGTGTTGTTAATTGTCTTAATTGATTTCCGATTTCGGTTGATTGACTATTAGCACTAGCCTGTGCGTTTGCATTAGCAAGTGCATTTGCATTTTGTAAATTAGTCTGTTTTGTATTGATTTGATTTTGCATGGCTGTGTTTCCAATACCTAAACCAGCTCCAACCAAACTACCTACAGCACCGCCAATATTACCGGTTAACGCGCTGGCAATACCACCACTTAATCCACCTATGGCACTTATACTAGCATTAATCATGTTTGATTTGTTTTGAAGATCATTCAAATTACTAGCTAAATTTGTATTACGTGCGGTAGTACTTAAATTTAAGTTATTTTGTAGGCTTGTCTGAGCACTTAACGCATTACCGGTTGCACTGGCAATAGCTGAATTTGCTTCATTTGATCGTCTAATATTAGATAATCCTACGTTCATTGAATTACGCGATGATTGTAGCATTAAAGCGGTTGTATCACTAATAATAGGTAAACTAGACTCATATTGAGACTCAAAAGAGTTGTCTAAGTTTAGCATGATATTATTACCGATAGAATGCTTTTTAACTTTATAATTAATTGGAACTACATTCATTTTAGATGAGTTAGGCGAACCAACAAAAGCGAATTGCATTTTATGTATATCTTCCCATAACTCATTCTTAAATAATTTTGTTGTTCCGTTGCTATCACTTAATATAAAATAACTGTATGGGTACCATAGCATTTTAGTATTGTCACTTAATCCAACACCTAAATAACTCATAGCGTCTACAAAACGTGATTTTGCGAATTGGTCTGAACTAGAATCATACATACTAGACATGACATAAGGTTTATAAGTTAGTATCTGATAGTTACCTTCTGCTCTACCCTCAAAGCAATCTCTTTTTATAATAATTTGGCTATCTTCTACTACTAAACCTGGAATTGAATTCGTTACAACAATAGAAACACATTTACCAACTAATTTTTCATCAGATCGTATTGCGTTCATAATATTGGTTAAACCTGTAATAGTTACAACCGCTCCGGATGTTGACCCTATTTTCAATGTTGTTATGTTACCACCTGTAACTCGTGAAAAAGGAAAAATATAATAATTAATTTGTGATGGACTACCTAGCGTCCCATGTGTATATGTGTCTTTTCCGTCCATTGTACAAGTCATACCAATAACAACATAACTTATATCTTGGTTCGGGTCTAATCTAATGTTGTTTTCACTGATCAAATCCGTTCCAATCTCTAAATTTTCGGGTTGTGTATTAATACATGGGTAATATTGACCATCTTGTGTATAAAATTGTGGTCTATGCTCATAAGCTATATATGACTCCATAAAGTTATTTTCGATCTCAAAACGCCATGTTTGTATTACATCTGTTTCAAAGCTAATACTTGTGGCATTGTCATTTAAATATCCTAAACTTGTAATAAAACAGTAAATCCATTTTGATTTATTGCCTGTATCACCGTTTTGGTAAATTAAATAATTATATAAACGTAGGTCATCATAAACACCGGGTACGACTACCGCACCATCTTTTCTTTGGTATGTGTAATTTTCAAATTCAATGTGATCATAGTTATTAATGAAAAAATTAAATTGTTCTTCCGTGTTATTAAATGCACCCCAAAAAGTGTTATTCATTGCGTCAATTTCTAATCCTTTCAACAAATAAATTTTACTTTGTGGTCTAAATTGGCTATTTACAACCCCTATACTCATTTTTAATCATCTCCTTTTATTTTATAATAAATAAAAATAGTTGAAAGTTCAACTATTTTATTTATCTTTAATATAATTATAAATTTCACGTGCTTTAGTTCCACGCTGTGGCTGGTTCGGGTCGGCTGGTCTTTCATAATTCGCTAGAAATTCAATCGCTAATGTGTATGGGTCGGCTGTGGATTTTGAAAAGCTTGCAAAACTTTCGGGATAGGTTGCTGTAGCAATCCACTGCTGGTTATTTTCCATTTCCCATTGAATTCTCTCACATTCACCTATACCAAACTTTGACACATCCGGGTAATATCCTTTTTCTTTTAGCCAGTCAATTATTTTCGTCCACGGCGTCCATTGTACTAAACCATAACCACGTGAGGCAACCGGTTGCGCAAATGGCACATCACCCTCCCAGCGGTTCGGGTTAACAGTACTTTCAAAATAGGAGTTTCCCAATATACCAGCAACCGCGTTTGCGGTCCAACCTCTCGCTTTAAAGAACTGCCAAAAAGCAACCCAATTTTGTTTAGATTCATCTTCTGTAAGTGGTCGAGTATTATTAATATCACCAGGAATAAACCATTCAACAACCGGCGTTGATGGTTCGGGTGGTATTTCTTCTTTCGTTTTATAAAAACCAAAATCAATACCTAAACCATCTAACATGAAATAATGTTTAGTGTATTTGTATATGGGTTCGGGTGTTGGAGGTTGTCCACCTTCAAATGTTTTCCACTGTTGCCCATACCCGTTTACAATATTCGTATCATTTACATAAAATACTTGTGTTGGCAATATTGAACCACTTAACGCATAGCACTGATTACCATACCTACATGTAACACCATAATAAACAAGCCCGGCATTCTGTGTAAATGTTTGGTCAATATGGCAGTGGTCACCGGTAGCCATTCCAGCCGTACCCGTATGATAAATTAGATCACCTTGTTTGTATTGCGTTGCGGTTGGTGGGTTTGGGTCATGCGTAAAACTTACAGTAACATAGCTTAATCCGTTTGGAGTCCACACGGGATTATCCGAACTGTAGGCGCGTGTATTACCTACACCAACACCATCACTATAACATAAATGACAAGAAAAAGGAGCATACACGGGTACACGGACCTGCCCATTAATTGCATTATCAAAAGGATGTCCACAGCAATGTGACTCTGCCGTTGGACTTGACCATTGCGTGATGTTCATTGTTTCCATAGGAAATAAACAAACCTCATGACCATCATGTACTAGTTTTTGTCCTGGCTTCATAAATTTAATTCCTCCTCTATTATTGTTAACTCGTTTAATTTCTCTTTACATATATTATAGCGTTCATAATCTACATCTTTTAAAACGTGCATAGCTTGCATATAAAACTCGATATAAAAATAAACACTTAATCCTTCCGGTAAGCTATAAGGAATATCTTCCGGTTTAGTCATTTTGTAGATACTTGATAATTCACATTCTTTTTTATCCATAATTAATACCTCCTACTATATAATAAAATAAAACTAGCTTATGAGCTAGTTTTTTCTAAAATAAGAGTAAGACAAGTATTCAAATCTAAATTACCGTTTGCCTCTTCTTTTCCTGTGAATTTTGTTACCGCTGGTATAAATTTAATTTCTATACTTGTATAAGTTGAGTCATCACTGGATACACTCGTGTTATCTAAGTTCATATATACATAATCAATTAATTCACCGCTACTATCTGTAAGCTTAAATATGTTGTTTTTTAACAAAGCTGTTTTTAATGTATAACCGCTTAGATCAAGACCTTTAATAATATAACCATTGGTAAAATATGGCGATCCTTTTGTGTAAGGTTGATTATATTTAAAATAAAAGTCTAATTTTTTAATTGATTTATCTTTACTTTCATTTAAAACATAATAATAATATCTACCACTTTTATTTAGTTTCATAAATGAATCTAATCTCGTATCAACTAAATTTTCAACTCTAGTATCTAATGTAGGTTGTAAATTTCCCCATTCAATATTAAATTGTTCTGTTGTAGCTTGTTTACTTCCGGTTATAGACTCGCTTATAGCATATTTTATTTGTTTGTCTACAATCTCATTCCACTGTACCACTACATCATTCACAGCTTTTATTACCCATTCAATATAACCTTGCAATTGGTTAATACATTGGTAAATATTCATACCCGTATTAAATGCGCTGACATATTGTTGAGCGAGATTTTTACCACTTAATTTTAACTCACTGTATTTCGGTAAAATATTTTGTAGTTTACCATCATCAATAATACCCATATTACTCGCCTCCTTCACTATATCCAATTAAAGTTTTTAATTTGTCCGGTAAAATATCGGGGTTAATTTTAGAAATGTTTTCAATAATACTAACAACTTCTGTAATAACCGCATAAGCACAAATTACAGGCACTAGGTCTACCCCAAAAGGTAAAGTCAATAAATTTTCAGCATAATTAATTAATACACCTAGCGTGTAACAGAACACAAATCCAACTTTTTTAAATAGTCCATCTCTTAATTTACTAGACTTAATTTGTTCGCCGTCTCTAATTGCTCCAACAATTCCAGTAATAAGGTCCAAACCATTAAAAACCAATGCCACTAGAATAATTTTCATTTTAATCACCTCTTTCTTTTTCTATCATAATAAAAAATAGTTGAATGTTCAACTAATTTTAAATAAAAAAGAAAAAGAGTTAAATTAATAACTCTTTTTCCTAAGTTGCAATTTACCTAAATAGAAAGGAGGGGTGTCATGTCCTACTCATGACACTGATATTATATCACAACTACACATTATAAACAACCTTAATATCACATGTAACATTCGAATTTGTGTCTTTAATTGTTACTGTGGTTAATCCTTCAGTTGTAATCGCTTCTAAGCCTTTAATTGTAACGTGTCTTAAATCATCCGTTAACGTTGCACTAACCATTGTTGGCTCGCCTGATGTTGCCGTTAAACTAATAGGAGCATTCAAACCACTAGTCTGTACGGTAAATGGTACTGTTACACTACCACCTTTTTTAACTTGTACAACTGTAGGGTTAGCGTAAATCGCTGTAACTTTTTCATCGACATCACCTGAAACAAACGCAATCGCATTTGCAAATCTAGACGTTGCAATACCTTCCCAGTGATGCAAGAAATAATTCCAGTATAAGCCTTTAGCGTTATAAGCAACGCCTACACTATATTTCTGATCAAATACTCTATAAATTTCACTGTCAACAACTAACGCTTCAATTGTTCCTTGTGTTGTACTAGGTAAAGTTGGTAATACTAACACGTGTGCTTTAAATTCTGCAAATTCTAATTGGAATGTCTGCGCTAACCAGTCAATGTTTAAATAGCTATATGATTTTCCGTTTAAAATAACGTAAATATCTTCATAGTCATTTTGTTTAGCCACTGCCATTGCGTTATATTCATTTGTTGGCTCCGTCAAATAAGATACATATTCTGTAATTTTACGGGCTAATTCTTTAGCCGTGTCCGTATCAGTAACAGCACTTGTTTTAACGATTTTCATTAAACCATTTTCATAGTGTGTAACTAAAGCAGATTTCATATAGTTATAATCATCTTTGTTATCACCATTATACATAGAGTCAACAATACGAGCAATCAAACTATTTACACCGTCCCAGCTCACAAAATACTTACGCATATCATCATCTGTAATTGTTGCTGGATAATATGACTTACGGTTAACAACATAAAATGCTGTTTTAATATCCGGCAACTCACGTTTAAATAAAGTGTTTTCCGCGTCGGCTTGATCGTAAGCATGTTCTTTTGCACACTCAACAAAATATTCTTCCATTGTATAGCCTAAAGCCATATTTTCCATTTTAAATGGAGCTAACTTGTTTGTTAAAATATTTCGGTGTGCGATCACTCGACCAATTCGAGTTGCTAAATTCATGAACTCAACACCTAAACTGTCAGGATATTCTAATAATCCATTCATAAATTCTAATGATGAAACATCATTAGGATCTCCAATTGTTGACTGAAAATTTGGAGAAGATACTCTATACATTGCACTCGCGACTTCCTGACCTGTTGGTTGCGTTTCCAATCCTAAATCTTCTTGAATCGCTTTTGCAACGTCTTTCCCTGTTGTTCTTGGCATGTATAATCACCTCTTTCATTTTAAATGCCTAATTTTCTTAAATCCATTGGGTTTTTATGTTTCGGTTTTTCATCTCCGGAACTTTCAACTCCAATTTGCATAAATAATTTACTGTTAGCCTCTGTCAAAGAATTATTCTTTTCGACTAATTTTGTGTTTTCAGCTTTTAAATCATCTAATTCTTTAAAGTTTTTTTCAACTTCAGCGCGCATATCATTTAACATGGTTGAGCGTTCCGCTTGATCTTCAACTGTTAACACTTCCGTAAATTTACTTCTTAATTCGTCACGTTCCATATTTACACATCCCTTCTATTTATAAATATATGATATTAATACTGTAAAGTCAATATAAAATAAAACCCTCTTTTACGAGGGTTTCATAAATATAGGTTGTAAAGTTTAAAGTGTTATCAGCTAGATTACTATGCCTAATTATGTTATCAGCACGTTTCACCGCGAGTAATTCTGATATACATGTCTGATTCCCGTTCTTTATTCCTTACATAATAATAATATCATGTTATTTTATTTTTTCAAATCTTCTTTAATTTTATCTTTAACGTATCTACTGAATTTTTTGGATTTCAATAAGCACTCAATATAATCAACTATTTCAACCTCCTCTTTGTTAACACAAACACAATACTTATTGACATGATCTCGATACCATTTATTTCGATTTTCTTTTGACTTCTCACTCATCATACTTATCACCTTCTTTTTCTTTAGACCATGCTAATGGTTTTCCTAGTGTATATGTATGCACAAATTCATTTGTCTCGTGATTGACAATGCTCCAACCATCTTTTAAATATTCATTTAACGCGTCTATGTCTTTTCTGTAAGCTGAATAATCATAATCTTTTATACTTCGAACGATTACCACTTTATTTTTAAGTGGAGGACTTCCAAACATAATCTCATTAAATTCTTTTAGTCTTTTATCGCACTCTTCAAAAATCCCACCGTTTTCATAAGTTAACATTTGACATTGCATTTTATCAACATCTTTCCGTAATGTTTTAATTTCATTTCGTAAATGAGTATAGCTATAATCCACAATCAAACCAACGAAAACAACAACAACTATATTTAACAATAAATTCATAAATATCACTCCTTTATAATCCATATAAATATAAGTATCATTCCTATTGCATAAACAGTAAATAGAAATGTTACGCTTAAACAACATAAACCCATAATTAAATATTTTATTATGGGAATTAAAACACTTACCAACTTATCAACCTCCTTACCTGCTTTTAATACTAAATTGTCTATCAACTAACACAATACCACCAGGTACATGCGTCTTTTTAAGACAGTCATTAATAACATTGCCAACTCTAAAGTTATCATATGTCACATTTTGTTTAGCCTTTTGTGTCATACCAGCACATTTAACGTTTAAATAATAACAAACACCCTCACGAATATAATACAACTTATCTTTACAGTCGTTTTCAATAATAAATTCCTGCTGGTGTTCTACATAGTCCTTATAACTAATCTCAATTTCTTCCACATACGACTTAGCGCCAATAAAATAAGAACGATTAAATATAGATTCTAAACCCCAAAAACCAAGCTCTTTATCATCAATAATATCTTTAATAGCGTCAGGAACTTGTGTGCCTACTAAGTGTATTGAATCCGTATCAATATATGCGACTCTGTGAATACCTACCTTTTGCGCAGTACTGATTGTATATTTACGCGCATATGCGGTCACGAACTCACCGTATGGGAGATAAATAGGATCGCGAAATTGTTCGTCAATAACCTCTTTCACTTCTCCATCTTCATAAGTAGTAAACATAGGGTCATGCAAACGTAAAACCCCATCATCTTTATCAATAAATGGGATTTTAGGTGTTACATTTGGATTCGTTGCAAATTTTCCGTAAACCGAATTTAATTTTCTTTTAGCAATAAATCTTTGTACACCTTTAGAATTCTTTTTAACTTCCATTTGCTCATCTATGAACTGGCGTGCAATACCTACACAACCTCTAAATTTATATCCATTAATAAACTCAACATCATAAACATCATATTGTTCATTAAATAGCTGCCAATCAACACTCGTGACAGTCATTCTTACAATATCACCGTTTGAACTGTCTACATATTTTTTACTCCCAAAAAATCGACTAAACTTGTCTAATGAAATACAAGGAATATGATCTTTTTTAATATCAAAAGCAAAACTAATAACTCCCACCCATAACGGATATTCATCATCCTGTTGATATTTACCCTCAAAATATATAGGTGTATCATATGGCAATAATTCATAATACATACGTGAAGGAAACAAAGAGTTTACATCGAATACAATACCTTGTCCGATTTCTTTTTCTTTTAGTTCCGGGTTTGCCCATACAAAACCGCCACTATATGCTGGTCTTAAATCTGTATCCACATTCATATCTAATGTGGGGAATATTTTTTCAAACGCCATAGGTAAAGTTTTCTTGAAAGCCTCAAAACTACAACTTGTAGCTGTCATTTTGTTAAATCCAAGCTTAAAACATTCGTTCAATGCCATACCTTCAATATCAATATCATTAAATAAATAATCAACCTCATGGGGTGTAAGCTCGTGACCTTTCTCACGCTTAGCTTTATAATCTAGTTTTAATTTTCGTATTGGTAAATTAAAATCATGTGCGATCTTCTCAATACTAAAAGGGATAAGCTTAAACGAATCCCATATTGTAGTTTTCGTTGATCTATAAATTGAATACTTCCACCATATTTCAATTGAATACCACAAACCTGTATTCGAAATTATTGTTTTAAAACATCCGGTTTTAGGTTTGTCCGAATATTTATAACCATTACTTAAAAGCCATGAAACAATAAACTCACCATCAAAAGCGAGGTTATGAAAATATAATTTTCGTGTTTTTTGCTTGCACCATTCAATAAACCCATCAATATCATTACCATATTCTTTTATATTTGAATCTTCAACAAAGCTAGCACCCCAAGCCCACACACGGCAGTCTAAAGGGTCGGTTGTAGTCTCAAAATCACACGCCCAAATTTCTTTTGGACCTTTTTTATTTGCCATACTACAACCCCCTTTACATTATTTATATTTGACCATACCATCTTTGACATAGGCACGACCAGTGAATACTGCTAAACTTGCTCGTACGTCCATCATATCAGATTTTAACGCTCGACTAAGCTGCTCGTTAACAAACATTTGGTTTTGTGTATACTCACGACTCAAATCTAAATATTTAAACGTGTCCAATGCTTTTCTTTCTTGATAAAACCATTTTATAAAATCTTTATCTGATAATGATTTTATATCTTTTAAAATTTCTTTCGCTTCTTCTTCTGTAATTATATTCCCTCTAACTTGTTTCCCTAAAGCTGTTTCATAATTCAATCTTAAATTCGTAATTTTTTTATTTTTCTTCTTAGTATTTTCCTCTAAACTTTCAATTCGATTAGCTAATTGTTTAGGATATCTATACGATTGAATGTTAACATGATGGACCTGTTCAAAAAATCCGCCTCTATCATCTTTTAATACAGATAAAGCCTGCCTAACTGAAACACCTGTTAAAATACCGGCTTTTGTTTCCTTAAGTGTATTTAAACCTACAGTTCGCATTAATTTCTTTTTCTGTTTGTTCTGTTTATCTATCAGTTTATTTGCCTTTTCAACATCATTTCGATTGAAAACAACACCGTATTGATTTTGAATATAACGATTTTCTTTGTTGAATCGTTCAATAGAACGTAAATATTTATTAAATTCTTTACGATCATTGAAATCTTTTATTGTACGAATATCATTAAAAACAACATCCTGCCCCATATTTTGGGCTTTTGTTGCAGTTCTTTTAGCACTTGCTATTGCGTTACGTAACCGCTTAACGTCTCTTGTTGACTTCCTCATTTTAGCCATTTTAAACACCCCCATTTTAAGTCAAAATAAAAGGGTGTTTGGCTAACACCCTTAATTAATTAGGCTATTTAACAGCCATGCTTAAATATTTATTTGAGCTTGAGTTTGATTTTTTCTGAATGATTGTCACACATACTGGTTCTTTCGTCCAATCATAGTTAAATACCTGCTTTAACTGTTTCAATGATTGTAAGAAAGGTTTACTATTTGTAGCATATGCTTTACCATCTTTATCAATTACAGTGATTAGTTTACTACAGATAATCTCACCTGTTTTTTCATTTTCTTTTTCTACATCTTGCACGATGTAACCTGTCAAATACAAGTCCTTGCCTACTTGATCGCTTAAGCCCTCCGCATTATTTACCGCGTTGAATAAGTTCACACGTTGTTCATGTGTCATATCATCAGTAACTACTAAACCTGTATTTTCCATTGCCATTACTTCATTTCCTAAATTTTCCATTTTAATTTTCTCCTTTTAATTTTAACATTGCTTTTCTAATTAAATTATTTTCAGTTGTTTAATTTTTGGATTAAGCATAACACCATATTTACAACCTATACGCTTTTGAGTGAAGTCATAACACTTTAATATTTTACATTACACACCTCCATTAATTCATCATATTTCATATTTATTAATACAAACCACATAACTAACATCACAATTGACATTATGATGAAATTTATGTATCTGTTTGACACCTTATAGTATTTAAAATTACCTTTGTATTGCTGATAAATTTGATACACAGATAATACTACACAGACAAACCAACTTGTAAGTATTAAATTATTATAAATAGTCATAACCGCGTCTTTCATTCTCTTTAATCATATCCTCAAGTGATACAGCACCTTGTAAAACCTTCCGTTTAAATAACGTCATAGTACTATAGCGAAACGAATAACTAGCAATTACACTCTTTGAATTTAATTTACGAATATCCATTCTTATTAAATGCCTACGCTGATACACTAGATGAAAACCAAGTTTATAATCACATAAATACGTCTCTATAATATCAACAATTCTGTTGATATTATCCATTGTTATATCACTTGGATTATTTGAATGTTTATAAATTCTACTCATAATGATATGACCCCAAATCCTCACCTAATTCATATAAGACATCAATATAATCACAAAATGCTGGAATATAAACAACCGGTTGCCACCAACCACTTTAATATTATGTTTTTCCATATCATCCAACATTGACGTACTTATTTGACCATAAATAAAATTATATACAACTTTTTTCAATTTACTTTTAGATACATATTGCTCATTTGTAATACTATCATAAACAATATGTATATTACTAATACTATAATGTTTCATTTTCTTTTCCCTCCTTGTTTGTACCCTAATTATAGCACACCCATTCTAGAATACAAGTATTTTTGTAATTTCACATAATCCACTACGGAGCCTGGCGGGTCATTGTTTCACGTGGGACATTTTAACACGGTGTTAGAGCATGTTATGTTAGTTGAGACTAACTAAGACTGTATTGTATGGCGTGATGTAGTGCAATGGGGAACAGTGTCATGATGACACTCTTTAGATCGGAAGAGCACACGTCTGAACTCCAGTCACAAGTAGA